TTCTTATTAATCACAACCTCATTAAGTCCATTAGCTTCAATGTCAAAAGCCAGTCGCATCATCAGTCAAAACCTTTCCTGTATCATCAAAAGCAAAGTCAATCTCTTTTAATCGACCTGTACCATGATCAAACAGTAAACATGTAGCCACACCTGACCTACCAGTAAGCCTGTTCTTTAGTACACGAACAATGGTTGTGTTTGCGACCGCATGATCTGGGTTCTGTCTATCTCTTTCAAGAGCAATGACAGTATTAGGAACACTCGCAAGTGAACCAGAACCACGAAGATCCTGAAGAGTAATACGATCACCCTCTTCATATGCTTTCACTGTCTTCTTAAGTTGAGATACCACATCGATACGAACACCTGTCCTGCTTACCAGTGACCGAAGTTCTTTCATAATGTTATCTATAAGTAACCTCTCGGACGATCCTCCGTTGAAGTCGCTATCTGTAGAAAGAAGGCCAGCAGCAGCAGCGGTAATATGATCAAGAACGATAACATCCACACCAAGAGAAACAGACATAAACTCAATACGAGCACACAGATTCTGAAGACCTGAGTTACCCAAGTGGTCATATATGTATAGAGAGTTGGCTTCCAATTGTTTACGGGCATCTGCATACTCCTCATCTGTTAGATCATCAATGATGTCTATGTTTATTGGAGGTTTACCCAGCTTGGTACGTAACTCATTCATGATTTTCTTTGCTCGAATAGCTCGAACAGGTTTGTTAATCATAAGAGATACCATGTCATCAACTGTTTCTTGGGGAGATTCCTCAAGCATGATTGCTCCAACACTACGGCCTTCAATTAAGTGATGATGAATGATCTCACGTAAGATAGTAGACTTGCCACTACCAGTACCGCTAGCCCAAAGAGTAATTTCACCACTACGCTGGCCGAGAAGGAACTCAGATAGGTTGTCAAAGGGAAAGGGATAGACCTTTGGATCTACCAGTCCCTCATTAATTACCTGAGACACATGAACAATCTCATCCGGTGAGTATTGTTGTGCTTCCCACATGGCATTGATTACAGCCTTGCCTTGATTATTTATGAGACATTCATTAGCATCTTTATAAGGAAGCTTGGCTACCTTACATTTTCCCGGTGGCAGTAGATCTGCTACAGACTTGACTGCTTCTTGACCTGCCTCATCCTGATCGAACATCAAGATAATACTCTCGTAACTACAAAGGAACTCAAGGTTATCCTTGATTGCACGAGCAGCACCAGCAGCACCGTTAGGAAGAGAGACTACAGGATACTTGTTGCCATTCAACTGGCTTACAGTCATGCAATCAATCTCGCCTTCGGTAATAACAATCATACGACCACCAGTTTTACGGAACAAATGCTGGCCCCACAAAGGAACCTGCGTTGTTTGTCCTCTCCATTGGAAGGTCTTGTTCGGACCACGTAGCTTCTGTGCTATCTTCTGTCCATCACGATAGAAGGAAGAAATCTCTACCCTCTTACCTTCTCTCTCAACAGTCGCATAGTCATACTTGCGAGCTGTATCCTCATTAATCTTTCGACTACCAATGGCCTGAAGTTTTCCGTTAAGAAACTTCAGACCATTGGAGTCAGGGGTTTGTTCAGACATCACTTTGGATGTACCTCCGTGTTCATAATATTTACATGAATAGCAATACTTATGTCCATCATCATAGATAGCTAAGTTATCGCCCTTTGTATCTTCATTCTTCGCAGCACAGGCTGGACACCTGCCCCGTGACATTACCTTAGACATTTTTTACCTCACTTACAATTACGTTTTGTCCACGGCATCTTGCAATACAACCAAGTCATCAATGACCGGCCCATCCAAGCACCCGCAGAGAACATCATCACAGAATAAAAGATTGTACCAAGAGTACTGTTAATCCATTCCATCATAGTTTCATCTCCTTAATTTTAATTTCGTCATCATTGACGATCTTCCAAACAACCTTTCCTGTCCATGCTAGACTGATTGCGCCAGTACCGATAGCAACAGGCAGGAAGAACCAACCACCATACAAGGCGAGTGCCCAGTTAATGGTTATAAAAATTATTCCACCGATCAAAGGTCTCCATCCCATGGATCCTCTGGTGATGACAAGCATTGCCATACCTGCTAACAGGCACAGCCCACCGATCCACCCAAGCATGGGTGAGCATGCACTTGATCCAGAGACAGCAGTTACCGCTCCATCTGGCATCGAAGACATACCCGGTATGATGCTGGTGGCACTGCATCCTACCATTATACACGTTGCCAACGCGAGTGTCAATAGTTTAATCATCCAAATCTTCCCCCTTCATAAGTTCAGTCATACGACTAAGACTTGCCTCTTCCTCAACACAAAGCCCAAGCAAATGACCTAAGCCATCTACAGCATCCTCAATTAAAACATCCAGCGGCGTATCTTTAATCATCTAAATCCTCCTCTAATTCATAAGGGTCTAAGATCTCTTGTTGCACTACATCAATACAATCTTCATATAGTATATCATCATCTAAATTAAAACAATCTTCAGGGGGCATACAATCTCCTTCATGTTTCTTTCTTTAATAAGCTGGGTCGGATTCGAACCGACGACCAGACGATTATGAGTCGTGTGCTCTGACCGCTGAGCTACCAGCTCAAGTAGCTCCGCTGGGACTCGAACCCAGACTGTATGGATTTTAAGTCCACTGCCTCTGCCATTGGGCTACGGAGCCAGACAAGGTGAGTTGGTGTTAAAGGACATCTGGGCTTTCTATCGGTTCTCTTTGTACGAAGAGCCATCCGCTACATTATGCCATCAGACTCCACCTCACCCATTAGTCTACGGAGCCTTGATCAATAGTCTCCAGTGGTTGTATCTACAATCTCATAGTCAAGGACTACGCCGGTGTGAGCGAGTTCTTCCCTGAGAGCATCGGTTACATCGTTCTTGTAGTCAAGAGAATTCTCTTGCAGACTACGAACGTAGACCGTCATAGTTACTTCGACTTCGTGATCATACATTATCGCCATTAGTTGTCTCTTTCTGCTTCATAATACATTAGAGTAAGATCGTAATACTTATCACCTAATTCCTTAGCCCATTCTGTGTCATCATCGTGGAGAGCACATGCAAAGCTTTGGATTATTTGAACCAATTCTTCACGACAATAATTGTTCATCGCGTTGTACTCTGAACTATATATGTAGCGTTGGCCTTTCATTATCATTTCCTTTTGTTCACACTCCCGGCACGGCTCGAACGTGCGACCTACGGTTTAGAAGACCGTTGCTCTATCCACTGAGCTACGGGAGCCGGGGGTTATAGTTGTTAATATATATAATCAACTCCAATAATAAAGGAACCCTCTGATCCTTTCTCTGCCCACTGCTTGGTAGCATAGACGGTTTGGATAAGGGTGTCATCGACCCATAGTTTCTTGTTAAGAGAATCAAAGACAGCCTTAAGAAAGTTATCTATATCTGCTCTTGGCATTGCTAACTTAGTTGTCTTAGGTCTACGAATAAACAATTCGACATCAACTTTAATTGGTTGATCGAATGGTTTAAAGTCAGGACCAAGGACAAAGTCTATTATATCTATGATCTCTTCCCGCCATGCTTTATAAGGCCCAGCGAAGTAAGCCCCATGCCGTGAGACACGGGGCCTACTTGCTGCGACGGGACTGATTGGGAAAACCCACTCAGGCATCAGAAGGGGAGATCATCATCCTGATCACCGTCCGAAGACGTTGACTCAGGAGCTTTGTACTTCGAGCCATCGAAACCTTCGGTGGATTCAAAGCCGCAGTCTCCTCCTAGTTCCATTGAATTCTTTTCAATGATCTGAACACCGTTGAGATAGATACTAAGGCTACCATCTCGGGTTAGCAGAGCCGGTGCAAGACGAAGGCGAACCTTGTCTCCACCAAAAGCTACAGCATCTGTTCGTTCCGCAGCCGCATCACGGCAGGGGAATACCTTCACACCCTTCTTAACCAACGTCTTAGACTTGGCTTTCAATAAGGTGCGACCATCATCATCGACACGCATGCCGTTGATCTTTGTTGCTCCACTTTCCTTGACAATAGCGTCAAGCTTCTTCTGAAGCTCCTTGTCAACAAGGACAGTGATACTGTGGTTAGCAGTGTCTTCACCAAACTTATTGTCAGGGGCGTGGAGATGTGACCACACAGCATCCAGTGTGTGTGTGGTAAAAGGACTAATCTTCGTTGTCATCACTAGTTTCACTCCTGTTGGACAGCTCTTCCATTGAGCTGTTAATTCCGTTTACAACTGAGAGCAAGGCAATAACTACCTGCTCCATAAAAGTTTTAATATCATCAACCTTACAATACATTGGCTCTTCAGCCTGAGTATCTTCGGTCTTTGGTTCTGTTTCTGTACTCAATTCATTACCTCCATATAAGGTTTTCCATCTATTACTACACCAGCCCCATTGACCGGCTTTCTTAAAAAGTTACGACCATAATACATTAGTTTGTGGCTCTTGTCAACTCCATTTGGTACATTAAAACCAAATATTTTGTTATCATTAGGACCACAGGTATAGTTAATACCTCCAACCGAATGCACATGGCCTGAAACCACACTGTTTCCTGTTGCTTTCGCAATGTTTAGGGCAGGCGTCATCCCAGATGATCCTGTTCCGTGTACATAATGCACACCATCGATCATAAACTCATGGCTCCACTCCCAGTGGGGTGTACCATAGATTGTTTGATAATCCTTGAGATACATGGAAGGGATACCTGATGCGGCAGCCAATCTATGAACTCTCTCATCATGATTTCCAATACAGACCGAAGCGTCTCTGAAATATTTTTTCCAATTTTTTAGAGATTCCATAACAGAACTATACTCTTGCTGAGCAGCCTCAGCTTCTGGGTGTTTGTTATGAAATGATATAGCGTGATGATCAATTACATCACCAATAAATACAGTTGTGGTTGTCCTGTATTTCTTCTTCATACTACGGCAGAAGTCAAGGTAGTCCTCTCGTTCAGCCGGTAGGTGTAAGTCACCTATTACTAGAACTCTCATAGTTTATTCCTTAGTCATGGTCAGGTATATTCAAAACGATATCTAGATTGTTATCTCTAGGTACCTCGTTAACGACAAAGCTTTGGAAAAGATTTTCCATAAATATATGCATGAGTCCAGCACTTGGAAATACAATCCCAAGTTTCTTAGTACTGCCCGGACTCAAAGCAAGTTTAGTTATGTAATTAATATTATGTTCTAAATCACCTTCACTACTAATAATTAAATTTGTCTTCGACATCTTCCCCTCCTAAGCAAAGAAATATTCTGATTCAATTACACTCTCCAAGTTGAGGCTACCTTGTGTTGGCGGCTCCGATAAATTAGTTCCAAGATTTTTTTGCACATCTCTTTTGAACTGCTCAAGGCAGTTATTCTTATGCATTTGTAAAAACTCTTCTCGTATTAAGTCTCTCATAAGAGGGACGTTGTTTGCATGACACCCATAGGAATCATGTATCATACAGTAATCCTCTATATCATAGTCTATCATACGGTCAATTGTCAAGAACATATGAGCAGCATCTAGAGAATGAATGTAGTTTGGTGAGATTGCTTGGCGTGCAGCCCGAGGATCTGGGTCGCTTGTCCGTACAAAGAAATGAAGTTCCTTGCTACCGAATAGTTTAGCTACAGATCTTCTAGTCTGTGTCTTAGTGTAGTGGTGTATAACTTTGAACCCACTAGGAGTTACCCAAGACAGGTGTTTGTTAAGTGAGCTAGCAACGTCAGCTATTTCCTTAAGCCAACCCTTACCGTTGTTAGAGTTTACTAATGTCTGATCTAATGCAGCCTTAATAGCACGGGCTAACTCAACGATAGCACCACCACGTTTATCTTTTGATATCCAATCAAGATGACCCTCTATTCTAATATATTTCTGTATCCCATAGAAGGTCAGGCCATAGGCTTCGCACATGGTACTACGTTTAGTTACGTTACGATGTATACCTTCTGACCAGTACTCAGAAAACTTCTCTAACCAAGAATTTTCATTGGATTTAAACAAGCAGTATTCTGTTGTTCTATCAGCCACGAATTGATAGAGGTCTTCAGGTTTGTTAGATGGGGAGACACCAGTTAAATGTGCGATGTTCTTATCCCTCATGATAGCAGACCAGTGTTGATTACCATTACACTTGCCATCAAGCTGCACTGGTATATCCGAGCAGCCATCCTCTTTCATTATATCTAAGACAGAGGCCAATCTCTGGAATGATTTGTTCTTTTTCTTAGCGTCATCTACCCACTCCCTATTTTCATAGGGATCCTCATTGATCCTTCTTAACATATCCCAGTTATCATCAACCCATTGTACCCTATCATCAAAGGATATTTTATCCTGATCAAATAGATTCGCAAGGTGTACCTTCCTCCAGTACTCCCCCTCAACCGTTAGTCTTTGCCTGTTAGCCAGACGGATAAGGCCACGGTCAAAGTCAGAGGACTGCGGTGATAGAAGCTCACAAATAGTATACCCTCGGCCCCTGAAATCTAATGTCCATACGTGATAGAAGTATTCCCAGTCTAATAAATCCTCAGCCAACCGAATTCTAACGAGCATTCTTCCACGCTTCTGCTCATCCTTATACCACTCACCCCACGTTTCCTCCCTAAGCTGGCACCATTTTGCTTGGTCTTCTTTAGTTCCATCTATAGGGTATGGAGCACTGTACATAAACTCCTCAAAGGAGAAGTAGGGTAGGTTAGCTAGTCCTGTGTTGTTCTCAAAGAGATTCTTCATGACATTCAGAACCTCAGAGTTTACTGACCACTCTGTCCTCATCAAGGCATTAAGACCTTTGATTACTAGATCAGATGGCTCGGAAAACTTCTGTTGTTTCTGTTCATCCCCAAAGAAATTATCTTTATACTTCTGAACAACAGGCTTACGTAAGTTAGTGTGTATATACCCACCACTTGCAGCTAATGTATGATCATTCGGTGGTGTTAACATAGGACGATAGATTAACGTAGAGTTTTGTAGTATCTCATGCCGATTGTGTAGTTCTTTTAATACATCAGTATGAAACTCAACAAAAGAATAGGTTCGATAGGAGTTTCTTATCTTCACCTTCTCTTTACGGAGGATAATAATATTAGAAGAAGCAGCGATCTCAAGCATGTGATGACCGAAGCTGTGCTTTTGTTTAGCAGTAAGTTTAATATTCTTCTGCATCTTCTTAGCAAAAGCATTACATCTCTTTACTGTCCAGTTCTTCACGAACTTAGATTGTTTCTTCCAATCTTGATAGTGATCTTCTTTCGCACGCTGGTATGCAATGATATCACAAGCATCACTTGCAATCTGTGTTGCTATTTTCTGTGCTAATGGTGGTGTATGTATGTGATCAGAGTATAGGTGTCCCCAGAATGACGGCGTAAACCAGTGGCGTATGATCGCACGTATGGTAATGTCAGCCAGCTTTCTTGCCCCCAATTCTAACAAAGGATAGAGCCAATCAGGAGATCTCTTAGTGTTCTTACACACGATATCAATCCATTCTTGGAAACTATCCTCTAATTCTTTTACAGAAGAATCAATAAGGCATTGCTCTGGTACCCCCTCATCGGGTGCTCTCTTGTAATCAGACCAGTAGCGGTGCCTGCCATACTCAAGCATGTCCTGCTCATATCTCAACTGTCCATTACGACGGGCTAACTGAACGTCTTCAGTTTCTGTATCCCATATCATTCCCCTAGTTCCTCCCGAAGTTCGTTGTATTCTTCTTGAGTTATCTTACCGAAGGCGAGGTCATAGTTGAGATTGTACAACTCTTTTGACACAATTCTTTCAGAGCCTTCAATTGTTTGTTTGTTTGGTGTATA